ATGAGAAAAAAGATACTTACAACTATCCTTTTATCGGCACTTAACTGTGCGATAGCAGTTGTTAAGGAAATTGAGAGCTGTGACGAGATCACAATAGACTAGGAGGTGATAAAAATGGGAAAGACGATCCTTACGGCTATCATCGTAGCTGTACTTGACTGCGCTATCGCAGCTGTCAAGGAGCTTGGGGACTGAGGTGAAATTACAACAGACGGGAGGTGATAAAAATGTTTTATGTAAAATAGATACTTTGTTGGTTTGTCAATGATGTGTTACACATTTTTTTATTTATTATATTTAAATTCGTATACTTCACCAAAATTAATATAGTCATTATATACACTTTGTGGAGTTTTCCAATCTAAAGAACGAGTTGGAATATTATTATACTGATAGTTCCAACGTTTAAGCTGTCGCTTGAAGTCCTCAAAATCATAGAATTTGTGTGTTGCGTAAAAGTATTCGTTATCCTTGCGGTGAGAGCGTTCAACCTTGCCATTATGACGTGGCGTCATAGGCTTTATAAGCTTATGTATACAGTTATGTTGTTCACACCAAAGGTCAAGCAACGAGGGCTTATCCTTATTTGTGGTAAAGCGGTTTGTAAACTCAGAGCCGTTGTCGGTCTGTATGCACTCTATTTTGAACTTCCAAGCGTTCTGCAAGGCATTAACAAATTGATATGTACTATATGTGCTTTGCTCTTTGAACGCCATTAGAAAGCGTTTACGGCTGTACTCGTCTATTGCGGTGTACTGATAGTATTTTTCAATACCGATAATGCAAGAAGTCGGAACAACTTTAACATCAATTTGAACACGCTGACCGCAATAAAACATTGTTTCGTATTTCTTTGGCTTTATCTTCGGATTTGGTAGCTTTACAGTAATAGCGTTAAGCTTTCTGAGCTGTCTGTAAAGGCTTGTGATAGAACGCTTGTAGCCTGCTTGTACAAGCTTAACATAGAGCATTACAAGCCCTGTGTGCTTGTTTCTGCGGTGATAACTCTTAATGAGTTTTATTTCACTTTCTGTATGAGCAGTAGGAAAAGAGTTAGGGCGGTGAGAACGATTAAGCAGGCTCTTTGTAGTGCCGTTATAGCGGTTTTTCCAACGATAGACATATTGTCTATTTGTATTGTACTTGATAGCGGTTTTTGTAACTCCGTACTTAAGAGCATATTTCACAAGGCTTTCACGATACTTTGCAAGCTGATTCGAAGTTTTCATTTTCAATCGTCCTTTCGTCATAACCATAGGTAAAGAGGGGGAATCTTGAACGGCGTTCCCCTCTTGCGAATCATTGAAATCATTGAAATGTTGAAAACCTGTAAGCTGTTGTTTCCAACATTCCAACAATTCCAACAATCCGCAATTCACCCCCAGCCGTTCGCATGATAGATTTCACATAGATAATATCTATAAAATCGGTGTAAGAGGTAAACTTTCATAGTCAAACATTTCAAAAGATGCAGTTTCATCATCAAAATCTCCAACAGCAATATATTCACCATTTTCACCAGTAATATGATGTTCATCACAATATCTTCTGCACTCTCCAATAGTTTCGCCGAAGAATATTTCATTACCATACTCATCAACAACTAATGCAACTTCTCTCATTTTTATTTACCTCGTTTCTCTATTTGTTTTATCAATGCCATTATAACACGTATATACGTATATTACAATAGGCAAATTACACGAATATACGTATAATAATTTGTACAAAATATACGTATTGACGTATTAGTGAAAGTGTGATATACTTAGGCAAAGGAGTGATTTCAATGTCAAAAGTAAAATTCACAACAACGATTGACCAAGACATTCTTGAAAAAGCGAAGATACAAGCAATCAAGGAGAAAACAAGTGTAGCAAAAATCATTGAAAAATTGCTAACAGAATACTTAAGCAACATAAGTGAGGGGTAAAAAATGAGTGAGATAATCAATTCAAGTGAGGCATTGGCAACAATGCTGTTAGGTTTTGCGATAGTGAGCATTATAATAAACCTGGTGCTATTTATAGCCATAGTATGCACAGCGATAAACACGAGCAAAACTAACAAGGAGTTGCAGGAGATAAAACAAATACTTATTGATGAAAAATACAACAATATTCAATAGCATAGAACACCGCTGAGAGCCTAAAGGCAACCTCAGCGGTGTTTTTTTTACCATTTGCTTTGCTTACGCATACGCTTATTCTGTTTGCGGTCAAGGGGTATATTATTGCTCTCACTATCACGATTACGCAATATTTCGTCATCAGATATGTAATCTTTGTTGAGCATATTCGTTACAAGTTCCGAAGTATCGTAAAGCTTGCGGTACTGGTTACGTTGCAAATGTGTGACCGTGGACGAACACACAGGCGTATATGAATGATTTTCGGAATACATTTCATACTCCTCTATATCGTACTTATAGCCTGTCATAAGTCGTGTAAAAGGGTGTCTGAAATGTGTTCGGCAGGCGGTAACATCAGCGGTTATATCACGTATCTGCTTGTCTAAGAGGTTAAACCGCTGAACTGTTGCAAGTATCATCATACGACGTTTTCTGCATTGGCACAAATGCTGATAAAGACTTTTAGGAACGCTGTTGCGACCGCCCGAAAAATCACGGCTGTTGAAAATCGTTCCTATCTCGTCAATCAAGACTAAAGTATTTTTAGGAGCGTTCAAGATATCCTGCGGAGAGTTAAGGGGATAAATCTTTGTATATTCGGGAAAGCCCGAAAGCTTGATATTTGTGACGATATGAAGTTGCGGATACTTACAGCACAGCTTGTACGCCTCAGTAACCATAAGAGAAGTTTTACCTGCACCGAATTTTCCGACGTATAAATGTATACCCCAACCTTGAAAAAGCTGTTTCCAGTTGAAATAAAGGGCGGTGGCTTTGTCATATGCAACATAAGCCGTGAGGGCGGGCAGACGGACGAAATAATCTAAGATAACCATTAATCATCATCGCCTTTCCAAAAAAGAAAAAATATAACCCAAGGGATACCAAAACACATAATAAAGGCTGTCAACATACTACCACCTCCGAGGATTGAAGAAACGTATCATAGCGTTATACAACATCTTCCACAGAAGATAAAGCATTATGCAGGCGAAAATGAACTCTATGCAAAGGACACCAAACTGTTTCCAAGTTGTTATAGTGTCTATTGCGGACAAATCACAGCCTAAGAGTTTAAGAAGTTGGTAACAAGAATTTTGAACATCATACAACATTATTATCACCGCCCTTTTCAAGTTCCTGTTGATCTACATACCGCTCTATAAGCTTTTGGCGTGGCAGGCTCATTTGTGTATCAAGCTTAAACCGCTTGATGTCAGAAATAAACACAACCACACCACAGAGGGCAGAGAAAAAAAGGACAACAAAAAGTATCATCACAAAGAGTTTGAGTATAGCTAACATATCAATATCCTTTCTTGTTGTAATGCCATAGAATAAGCATTATTATGAAACATAAAAACAAATATACTGAGAAATCTAACATATTAATCACCATTAAGCAAATAATGTAACAAAGCGATAGAGCAGGAGATAACAAAAAGACCAATAAACATAGCACCAAGAGTGAAACTATACTGACCAAAACGAAGTTGAAGTCCGAACATATTCCATATAGCACCGAAAACAGCTTTCATTGTATCAAAGAAGTTCATAAATAGCCCCCTTATTTTATAGCCCACTTAACAACACAAATAGCAAGCATAATAGTGAAGAACGCAATAAGCACAGTAATAAAGATAGACGGCATAAGACCAATACTTGCGGTCATAAACTTAAAGAAATCTGATGTACTGTCAAATATAGATGATATGTCAGAAAGGTCAAAGCTAAATGAGCCGAATTTTTCATCATAAGTCTTATTTCTTATGTATTCGTCAAAATCTTCTTTTGTGTCAAAGTCTGTGCCGTTTTCAAGTCCGTCATAGTCAGTAATCTTACTAGGTGGAAAAGGGTCATCAAGCATATCTGAAATAGGCTTATCCGTAGGGTATTCAACGCCGTTTATCTCTAATGGTTTATAATCGGGATAATCTTTGAATGAAAAGCCGTCAGAAACAACGGTGTAAAAATCGTAACCATTACCGCCATACAAGCCATTTATCTTGCTTGCTACGGCGTTGTCGGGTAGCTCTTTGTAAAAGGTCTTAAACTCTGCATTATTGGCGTAAAAGTCCTTTGCGTAACCCTCGGCACCTGTTTCATACAGATAACGTTTACCAACAACCACGATATACAAGATATCCTGTTCACCGAGTTTGTCAGAGCCTTTGATATTTTCAAGATTTATCGTGTGCGTGTTAGTCATATTCGCACCATTGGCAATAGGCAGACCGAAAAGCGGTGTAACACCATTGCAGAAAGCCGAATTTGCAACGCCGTCAGCATTTTCAGAGGTCATTTCACCAACGTTACTTGAAGATGTATCAGTGGACGAACTGTCGGGTGTACTAACAGTATCATACTTTGAATCTGTTGTTGTATTGGGTTTTGTTTTTCCGTAAGCTGTTGTAAGTACGTATTTTGACTTATCAAGAAAAGTATAAATCGCTCCGTCCATAGCTTTTTTAGTGCCGAAAATATTCGGATCATACGGTGTTATGAACAATACATACTGATATGTATATTGCGTTGCTTTCGGGTCCTTATCAAGAGCCTTTTGCATAGCCTGCTTGTATTCGTCAGTAAGCTTGACAGTAACATCAATATTGTTGTTTGTTATAGTTTCACCGTCATTTTTTGCACCCGGGGCGGACAATGTTCCCGAACGTGACATACCTGTTGTGAGTTTTCGGGAATACTGAACGGAAAAGGGAACAATAGGAGCGTTAGGGTCTTCCCAAACAGGTGTTTTCTTATCTTCCCAATTTAAAACAGGAACGTTACTATATATAACCTTGTATTGACCGCCTGAATAATCGTACTGCTCATGGTCATAATAAACGCCATTTAAAGAAAACCAACGAGTAGCAGTATCATCATAGATAGGTTTGTTTTCTGAAGTAACGAGAACACAAGCAAAAGCATTATAATCAGTTTTTGATACAAAGCAATGAAGATTGTTACCAAAATAAGTAATAGAAGAACTAGATTTACAAAATATAATAGTATACGTAAAACCACTGCCGTTAGGGGCGGCAAAGACAGTATAATAATCGGTTTTGTCACTATCAGGAATACAAGAAAAAACATTCTGTTTGATAGTATCATTCCACGAAGTATAAGAAGTGCCGATATCAGTAGCAAAAGCAGGAACGGCACAGCAGACCATAAGCACCATAGCGGAGAGGATTGACAAAAACCGCCGAAGTTTTGTTTTCATATTTTTTCTCCTTTCAAAATAAAAAAATGCGGAGCGGATTGACCGCCCCGCACAAGCGAGTGTTTAAGCTTTACCCTTTGTAAGCTTTCTTACAACACCGATACCAACACCGAGAAGTGAGGCACCGACAAAAGCCATTACAAGCGGATTGCCTGTCATTGTTGTCCAAACCTGACTTACAACTGATGTAATTGTGCTGATACCGCCTGTAATTGCGACATCATCAGCAAGAAGTGAAGCACCCATTGAATATTTCTCCTTTCATTGATTAAAGTATATCAATACCTACAACAACAGCCTTATCCTGTCCGCCGTAAGTTCTGATTTCATAGTTGACTTTGATTGCAGTGTCGATAAGTGCGGAACTGTCGGGGAAAGTGTCCTGCAATATCCTTGTAGGAACTTTCACAGCCTGCACGGCATATCCTGTTACTCCATTTTCTTCTTTAAGGCAAAACAGCGTGTAGTTATCCCACGGCTTGCCGTTTTTAAGCGTTCCAGAGTTTTTCTTAAAACCTTTGATTATGTACATAAACGTACACTCCTTTCATTTACTGTACAATTATTTGTACTCTTTGCTATGTTTAGATATTACCACACATCAAGTGTAATGTCAATACAAATCAAGCTTTTTCGTATGTTTATATTTTTGCAGGGCGTTTTTTTGTACACATTGTACAACTAGCACGATTGTATTTTCTTTTTGAAATAAAGAGCCTTTTTCCTACACTCATACTCACCGCTAAGAAAATACTTAGCCATATGAATATTATAGCTGTCAAGATACGGCTTGAGGAATTGGTGGGAAAGCACAAACCTTTCAAGGCTGTCTGCCTCATCACGGAACATTTTCGGATTGTCATAGTTTTTCATTTTCATTCGTCCTTTCGTTATGGTTGTAAGTTTTCATCTTTATCAAGATTATACTTCAATTTATATGATTTGAGGTCAATTTCCTCAAAAATCATGCCGTCTTTATATGTAACTATCTTGTCGATACGTCTAACAAAGGCGTTCCACGTTTCATAATACTTGTGCTGGATAGCGGTGTACTGTTCTTCAAAGTTCCAATTTGATATGATGTACACCTTTGTAAAACAAGCTATCCTATTCATATATCTTGCAGGAAGTTCAAGAGGGTAACCGTCAAGGTAGTTAAGCATATTATCAATAGGAAGGCTGTTTCTAAACTCCTCAAACACAATAACATCCTGCCCGTGGTAACTGTCAAAAGGGTGTTTGTAGTCGGTGATACGATAAACTTTATCATAGCCGTATTGCTCCATAACACTTCTTGTTTTACCTGTTCCCGATTGTCCACATATATATGTGACCTGAACATCACGGAACACATTTCGCCATTTATCAAAGACGTATAAATCACGGACTTTTTGCAGGCGGTCAATTTGATTCCAAAGTTGCGGAAATTCTTCAAGAAGTCGGATATCGTCAGCACCTTCTTTTATACGTTGTAGAATATCCTCATTTGTAAGTTGCTTACCGCCTTTTGTTACACGCAGTTCGCCCCACTCCTGCACCTCGCCAATGCGAGTATCTGACTTCTTGCAATAGTCACTTGCTTGCTGTGCTGTGCCGTTGGCGAACTCTCCGTGAAAAAACTGTGGTGGAAACATATTCTGCAAGGTTGTACCACGCTTGCGGTTTTTAAATTGGATAAAGCCTTGAATATGTTCGGTATTCTCGTTGTGACCTCTCTCTCGCTGAAAGACGTAATAGTTTACTTCCTCATACTGCATAATGAAGTTTATCACCTTTTCATCAGTATCAAACGTAAGGTCTTTAAATTTATCCTTTTCTCCACAGGTCTTGACCTTTGACGGATTATTTATTGTAAAACACCAATTACAAGACTGTTTCGGCATTATTTATCACCCCTGTGCGATTATGTCTGTGCGTGTGCGATTGTTTTTGCATATGACCGCACAGCCGTAAAAGGCGTGTTTACTTGCCTTACTGCCTGCTTGTGCGATTGTGCGATAGGGGGTAAAGGGTAATACTAACCTTTACCCCCTACATACCTACTTCCGATTTTTTTCGGATTTAGGCATAAAAAATAGATGTGATACGTTTTGTAACACATCTATTGTAAACCTACAAATGTTTTATGTAAAATAGATACTTTCTATTGACATTCATGCCTGAAAATGGTATAATGTATACATCAAAGCGTCGATAAAATAAGTTTGGTGTTTTATTACAAAATATCATTGATTATTTTGTCTACTTTGACCTACTATACTGGTGCGATTTTGCACTAGTCTAAAACGCGTATGCGTGGCATACTGGATACAATCAGCTACTATACTGGTGCGATTTTGCACTAGTCTAAAACTGGATCGTAACAAAGCCATAGAAAGGAGGACTACTATACTGGTGCGATTTTGCACTAGTCTAAAACATACAGCGGCTTCGTCAAGGGAAGTAGCAGCTACTATACTGGTGCGATTTTGCACTAGTCTAAAACGAAATAGTTCCAGTACTCGCCCTTTGGATTCTACTATACTGGTGCGATTTTGCACTAGTCTAAAACCCTCAACTTTGAATCAATTGTAGGACGAACTACTACACTGGTGCGAATTTGCACTAGTCTAAAACATCATAAGGATACAATACAGAAGAATTAATCCTACTACACTGGTGCGAATTTGCACTAGTCTAAAACTGAAGAAGCCCTTTACCTGATAATCCCACAACTACTACACTAGTGCGAATTTGCACTAGTCTAAAACTTCGCAACTGTCTGGTATTATGATAGTTTCTCTACTACACTGGTGCGAATTTGCACTAACCGGCAAAGTTTAACATCAAAACCAACAAATAAAAAAATCCCTTAACGCTCAATGCGCTAAGGGATAACTAATATAAGGAGTGATATTTATGGCAAAAAAGAATAAAATGAAGCCTAGAGAGCTGCGTGAGGCTCAGAAAAAAGCCAGACAGCTCAAAGCGGCTGAGATAAATAATAACGCTGTTCCTGCAATCGCTGCCATGCCTGCTGCAGAGGCTGCTGCACCTGCGGCAGAGAAGAAAAAATCCTCCGTAAAGGCGGCAGGAATGAAGTCTATTCTTGTCAGTGAAAATAAAATGTACATAACCTCTTTCGGCAAGGGCAATTCTGCGGTGCTTGAATATGAGGTGGATAATAATGACTACAACAAAACTCAGCTTTCCTCAAAGGACAACAGTAATATCGAGCTCTGTGATGTAGGCAAAGTAAACATCACTTTTTCGAGCAGACGTGGCTTTGAGAGCGGTGTGGAGATAAACACTTCAAACCCTACTCACAGAAGCGGTGAAAGCTCGTCTGTAAGAGGGGATATGCTGGGGCTTAAATCGGAGCTTGAAAAGCGCTTTTTCGGCAAGAATTTTGATGATAATATACATATCCAGCTTATTTACAACATTCTGGATATCGAAAAGATACTTGCAGTGTATGTGACGAATATCGTTTATGCACTGAACAATATGCTTGGGGAAGGCGATGAGAGCAATTACGATTTCATGGGGTATCTTTCCACATTTAACACTTATAAAGTTTTTACTAATCCTAATGGCAGCACTTTATCCGACGATAAGAAAGAGAATATCAGAAAAAGTCTTAGCAAATTCAATGCCCTGCTGAAAACTAAGCGTCTTGGCTATTTCGGCCTTGAAGAGCCAAAGACAAAGGATACAAGAGCTTCGGAAGCATACAAAAAGCGTGTTTATCATATGCTTGCAATTGTGGGGCAGATAAGACAGTGTGTTTTTCATGATAAATCGGGTGCAAAAAGATTTGACCTTTACAGTTTTATTAACAATATTGATCCCGAATACAGAGAAACCCTTGACTATCTTGTAGATGAGAGATTTGATTCTATAAATAAGGGCTTTATCCAGGGCAACAAGGTCAATATCAGCTTGCTTATTGATATGATGAAAGGCTATGAGGCTGATGATATCATACGCCTTTATTACGATTTCATTGTGCTTAAATCTCAGAAAAATCTCGGTTTTTCTATCAAAAAGCTTCGTGAGAAAATGCTGGACGAATACGGCTTCAGATTTAAGGACAAGCAATATGACTCTGTGCGCTCAAAGATGTACAAGCTTATGGATTTTCTGCTTTTCTGCAACTACTACAGAAATGACATTGCCGCAGGCGAATCTCTTGTGCGCAAACTGCGTTTTTCAATGACCGATGATGAAAAAGAGGGGATATATGCTGATGAAGCGGCAAAGCTTTGGGGCAAATTCAGGAATGATTTTGAAAATATCGCCGACCACATGAACGGTGACGTTATCAAGGAGCTTGGCAAGGCTGACATGGATTTTGATGAGAAAATTCTTGACAGCGAAAAGAAGAATGCGTCTGACCTTTTGTATTTCTCCAAAATGATATATATGCTCACATATTTTCTTGACGGCAAGGAGATAAACGACCTTCTTACAACGCTTATCAGCAAGTTTGATAACATCAAGGAGTTTTTGAAGATAATGAAAAGCTCTGCTGTTGATGTTGAGTGTGAACTTACGGCGGGCTACAAGCTGTTCAATGACAGCCAGAGGATAACCAACGAGCTTTTTATCGTAAAGAACATTGCTTCCATGAGAAAGCCTGCGGCTTCGGCGAAGCTTACGATGTTCCGTGACGCACTGACTATACTCGGTATAGACGACAAGATCACGGACGATAGGATAAGCGAGATTCTAAAACTTAAAGAAAAAGGCAAGGGCATACATGGCCTGAGAAATTTCATAACAAACAATGTTATCGAGTCCTCTCGGTTTGTATACCTTATCAAGTATGCGAACGCTCAGAAGATAAGAGAAGTGGCTAAGAATGAGAAAGTTGTCATGTTTGTTCTTGGGGGTATCCCTGACACGCAGATAGAGCGTTATTACAAGAGTTGTGTGGAATTTCCTGACATGAACAGTTCTTTGGGAGTAAAGCGCAGTGAGCTTGCGAGAATGATAAAGAACATCAGCTTTGATGATTTCAAAAATGTGAAACAGCAGTCAAAGGGCAGAGAAAACGTGGCTAAGGAGAGGGCAAAGGCTGTTATCGGGCTTTATCTTACGGTCATGTATCTGCTGGTGAAAAATCTTGTGAATGTCAATGCAAGGTATGTTATTGCGATACACTGCCTTGAACGTGATTTTGGGCTGTATAAGGAGATAATTCCTGAGTTGGCTTCAAAGAACTTGAAAAATGACTACAGGATACTTTCACAGACGCTTTGTGAACTTTGTGATAAGTCGCCGAATTTGTTCTTGAAAAAGAACGAGCGGCTGCGCAAGTGCGTTGAAGTTGATATCAATAATGCAGACAGCAGCATGACAAGAAAATACCGCAACTGTATTGCTCATCTTACTGTAGTTCGTGAACTGAAAGAATACATAGGAGATATTTGTACAGTGGATTCTTACTTCTCCATTTATCATTATGTTATGCAGCGCTGTATCACGAAAAGGGAAAATGACACAAAGCAAGAAGAGAAAATAAAGTATGAGGACGATCTTTTAAAAAATCACGGCTATACGAAAGACTTTGTAAAGGCTCTCAACTCGCCGTTTGGATACAACATTCCGAGGTTTAAAAATCTTTCAATTGAGCAGTTGTTTGACAGAAATGAATATCTTACTGAAAAGTAGCGTGGTGTAGATACCGCCGCTCTCTTGGGGGACAGGAGGTGGCGGTGATATTCATTCTTGTAAAAGACGTGGTGGATATTCTGTTTGATTTGTTTTTTGGAAAGAAGAAGTAGGACAAGTGAAAATCAGAGCGCTGTATGCAATGTGATGCGGATATCTACAAACGCTTAGCAGCATAAAGCTGATGAAGCTCCTTAAAAAGCTGAATATTTTTCGATTTTCTACCTCACCAGCGTCATTAGGGGAATAGTCCCAATCGTCTGTAGAAGCGATAACAACAGTATCGTTCTTAAAGTCAACTATAGCGCCAACACCATATGTAGTTATAAGCTGAGTTTTTCTTATATCTCCAACGGAGATCTTTTTGTTTGAATATGTTGATATGCCATTCTTCTGCATAATCTCTTATTCTAGGCTCGATACTTTCGACACGTTCAAGCATGGTTCGTTTTATCTGCTCTATATCTTTATCATCAGCAGTTTTTCGACGATGGCAGCAAGAATCCAGCTCTCACACAGAAGATCGTGGACAGCGTATCGAGACTTTCTGAGAAGGATCAGAAGTTTGTGCTGGAGATTTCGGAGAGGTTGGGGAAAGATTGAATCGATAAAGTGCCTTAATGCTAGTCATAAGGCACTTTTGCTATGTGGAGCATACAAAAAAGAGTTACGCTTTTTGATCCATCAAAGCATGACCCTACTTTTTTTAGGTAATACAAAAACTCCCCCTGCGGCGTTAAGTTCTAATTGATGTTTGACAAGCAAAATCCAAAAAACTGACAAGCAAAACGCAAAAAAGTGATGAAATGTTTCAACAAAACGAAACACTCATCACTTTTTTTGAATTATCGAGAATTTTTGAAACGTATTTTTTACAGCTCTAAAATGTCATTTAAATCGCATTTTAAAAATCTGCAAATCAGCTCAAGATGTGAAAATTTGAAACCGACAGCGATGTTATTGCAAAGCTGTGAGATTGTGGACGGTCTGATGCCTGTCGCCTGCGCAAGTTCAGCCTGAGTAATGCCCCTGGAATTAAGCAAAGCCCTTAATTTTACTCTCATGATTACCTCCGGTATGTTTTTTACAACATAAATAACGAAATCCGTTATTTATTCTCTAAAAAAAATACTAGAAATTTGTGATTATTACCTCTTTGAAATCACCTGATGAAAGACTGTTATTGCGGGTGACCGCCTGAATATTGTAGTCTTTATACAGGTCTCTCACATACTTGTCATCGTTGTACGACAGTACAAATCTGCCCTTGATCTGGTGAAGAACTCTGCAGAGCCGCTCATGGTCATCCTCGGTAAATTTAACAGTGTAATGCCGCTCTGTCTTGTGGTATGGAGGGTCGCAGTAGAATAAAGCTTTCTCACGGTCGTATACCTTGATAAGATCCTCAAAATCTTTGTTTTCGATCACTACTCCATCCAGTCTTGCCTCGATATCTGCGAAATTATCTGTGTTAAGCCGCTTTTTGTTGCAGCCGAACGTTCTCAGACTTGCTCCGAAGCCTGTCTTGACAAGCACATAGAACATAGCAGCCCGCTGAATGTCTGTAAATCCGGTTACAGATATGCGCTCACGGCAGTCAAGGAACATTTCCCGGCTGTTTAAATAGTATTTTATCTCCTTTTTAAGCTCATCAGAATGATATTTTAAGCATCTGAAAAAGTTGACCAAATCACTGTTGGCGTCATTATAGATCTCTAGATCAGCGTGTTTGCCTTTTGCAAAAAGTATAGACCCGCCTCCGCCGAATACATCGATAAATCTGTTGTAGCTTTCAGTAGGCGGGAAAGACTTGATGATCTTACTTTTAAGCTGGCTCTTTCCACCAATCCATGGTATTGGACTTTTCATAAATATGACCTCCTTTTAATATAGTATACAGCTCCGAGCGGATTGCCCGGAGCTGTTACTTTTAAATCTTTTTAAGCCAATCAGCAACAACATAATAATGCTTGCGACCAAGCTTGATTTTTCTCCAGTAGTGACCGTGATGAAATTCATAAAAATCATCAGCGACTTTTACCGGAGTATTATCTTCGAGAACGCCAACGATCGTTCCGGCGGTGAAGTTGCAATCGCTCCTGTAATTAAGCCTAGTGACTGTCACCATTTGGCTGTATGATGTTTCTTTTGTATCCATAAGCTACTCCTTTACTTTATCGTTGCAGACAGCTTTTTAATAAATTTAGTCCCCGCAATACCGTTCTGAGTATAGCCCCACTTTTTCAACAGAGCATTGACCGCCTTTAGGGTACCGTCTCCGAACGTGCCGTTGTTGTCAAGTTTGTACCCTGCCAGCATAAGGAGCTGTTTCAGTGCAAGAACTCCATCGGATTTATCACCTTTCTTAAAGCCCGAACTGTCAAGTACCTTAGACGTGCTTGTGTTAGTAGCCTTAAACCCGTTAAGCCCCTTAGCCTTTATCACAGATGGGTAATCCACATAGCAGTAATCCATGTCTACCGGCACGGAAACACCGCTGACCTTGCCCGTTGAACTGTACTGCCACATACCGTATGTGCCGCCGTAGTTGCACTTGCTGTTGTATTCTGCAATCCACAGTGCATAGCGTCTTGCGACATCATTTGTTATGTAAGTCTGGAGCGGACTGCGGCTGATATACAGACCTGCGAAGTAGCCTGCTTCCTCCAGCGCAGTGCAAAAAGTTTTTACCATGTCGGAGCATACCGTTTTACCGCGTGCAAAAGCTTTCTGCCACTCCAGATCAAAGTAAATTGGGTATTCAAAAGTTTTGCCCTTGATGTAATCGAGACAAAGAACTGCGTCCTGTTTCGCACCGGATACCGTTGTCTGCCATGTATAGTAATATGCACCGACGTCAAGCCCAGCTGCCTTTGCATTTTTGTAATGCGTTTCAAAAAGCGGGTCTTTTACTACACAGTTCTTCGTGTGATCCCAGTTATTGCATCTGATAATAACAAAACTGTAGCCCGCCGCTTTGACCTTTGCGAAATCTACGTTTGTCTGATACATAGAAACATCAATGCCTTTAATTGTCGCTGCCATGATAATTATCCTCCTTGTTATTTTTATAGTTTTTCTGATACTGCGTGCCGAAATAGAACGATATCACCACAGTAAACACCGTGATGAACTGCTCTGCTGAAATCGTGCGGCGCAGTGCCAGCACGCAAAACACCGCTGTCAACAATATCGTCACGATAGACTTGACGTCTATAAGCTTTGCAAATTTCTGTTTCATATCTTGCTCACTCCTTTATCTCAAAAGCAAATCTGCTTAACAGATATTTCTTATTATTGAGCAGTATAGTTTGCGTAGGTACAGCATAGTCACTGTTATTATAGCTATCTGATATACCCTGTATATGAGAAAGTATATGATACACATTTGTAAAACCTTTGTTTAAATCAGTAGAAACTACAGGAGCAAGTGAAGTCACCGATTTCTGCTGACAAAAATATCTATAAGGAGTAGATTTAATAGTAGCCCCATCAGTGAATACTGTATATAAGCGAATATTATTATCAGCACAACTTGTGGCCATTCCTATTTCGGTTTCTCCTGTTTCATAGTTAGTTACTTCACCAATTATTATATTTATACCAGGTCTACTAGTGGTATTACTGTCTATACCCATAGCAACTAGGTCATTTTGTTTGTAAATGACCCAACGTCTAGGATCTCCAGTACGAGGTGCAGTACTTACACAAGGACAAGTTAATGCTTGTGTCCTCAAGTCACACCAGCCAAAGTTACTATTTGTATCAGAAAATTGCCCTCTTAAAAACAGCTCATCTGTTACCCAAAGCTGAAAGGTGGCATTTTGTGTATCAATACTCGCATTATCGCCCTCGAACACAACTTTCTTAAAGTCATAGACCTCGATAAGCTTCTTGACTAATCCTCTTAGTCCGTCTGTTCCCTCATATATTTTCATCTTCGACCGCCTCCGCTATGCCTATTATACCTATATTTCCGTACGCTTCTCCCACTGACACACCCACAAGGCTCTGTCCGCTCGCCATATCGGGTATAGTGTCGATAATATCCATATTGCCGTTGAAGTCCTCGATGCTGAACCTGTCCGTCCTGTCGGGCTTTTTAAGTCCGAGATTTTCCGTGAAACTAGCCAACTACACTTCCCCCTTCCGCATTTTTGCCAACTATGAGATAGTATACCTTGAAAGCGTATGTGCCGCCCTGGTCAGAGGTGTGCTCAAGGTATGCCTCCCAGTCGATGTCCCTGCCGTTGCTTGCGACTTTGTATTGAAAACTCTGCGACTTGAAGTGCTTTTTGCCCCAGTCGCACACCATAAACACCGCAGGCTTAGTGACCCCCGAGGGTATCATTCCTGTGCGTGTATTGTATGACCACTGGGAACCGTTGTCGGCGTTGACCTTCATATTCACCGTGAAAGACCCCCACCGCATATACAGTGGGTAGAGCCTGTTCACAAGGCTTACTATCTGCGCCGCTGTCTTTGCACGAAACACCGCTGTACCGCCGTCTAAAAGCTCGTCCGTCTGTTCGCCCGAGTACCGCAGCTCATACTCCTCCTCGCCCACTATTTCTTCAAGTGCCGCCACTCTCGCCGTAAGCTGCTGGATAAGCTCCTCGGTGGTGGGCGTTGTCTGACCTGTGTCTGCTGTATCGGCAGTTTTCTCCGCCTGCGTATCAGCTACAGTTGTTATCTCGTTCTCGTCCATAATCTCGCCTCCTAAAGCTGTTCTTCCACAGACAGACCCACCGCAGAAATATCGGCTGAAAGTCCGCCGTCAAAATTGAATCCTATGTTAGTTATTGGTATATCGTAGCTTTCGCCGCTTTCGCTGAC